TTCTGCCATATTTTAGTTTTGGTATGTTAATACATCCTTATTTAAGGATTCTTTAAGGTTCTCTATATCAAATTTTAAATCTTCAATACTTTCACCAATAACACTTATTGGATTCTCAGTATGTCCTTTTAAATTACCTTCCATATCGTAGTGAACTTCGTATATACCATATGTTACTTCGCCTGAAGGATTTTCTCTTTTAATGATTCTGTAGTTCCAATATCCGAACTCTTCGTTTGTATTGTAATCTACATTATCGAATGGGATTTTTAATTGTATGCTCATTTTAATAACTTTTTAGCTTCTTTTTCTGTTAAACCATATTTCATTAAAATGTTTATCACATCATCTTTTGATAGTATATCTAAATAATCCATAACCTCTCTTTGAGATACTCCATACCATTTTGATAGATATTCTAAACACTCTTTGTTGTACTTACCTGATTTGTTACCTTTGATGTACTTATCAAATGTTTTCTGTTTGGGTAAAAAATCTAAATATACTTTATAAACATCTCTAGCAGATAATAACCCAATGGTGTATTTCTGTAGTACATTTATAATAGGTAGTAATCCCATATTCATACTCAACCACCGATTTATGATAAAAGGAGTAAAGGATTTCTTATCCATCTCAGAAAGAGATTCCCAAGATTCCTTTTTCTCCTTTATACCACTTAGGTGTTGAAATATGGTTTTAGCCTTAACAGTATTTGTTGATTTCTTAGCCATACTTATGGTAACAATTCTTTAGGTAAAAACTTTTCCGATACATGCCCACACTCTGCACATCTAACTACAGGAATCGGTAACATTGATTTCTGTCCATTTGGTGATTGAACCGCTGGAACTTCTTTAAACATTGTTACTTCTTCCCAAAAGATAGAATCACAATTCTCACAATGTACTGTTGGGAGTTTTGTTGGGTCTAATTTCATTTGGGCTTGTGGTGGTTGTTGTGGGTTACCACCCATACCAATCACTCTTCCTTTACCTTTACCTTTTGCCATATTACTTATTTTCCTCTACAGATGCTTTTCTGTAATCTGTTACTAATTTTTTAATTTCACCAATAGCTTTTCTAGCTCTACTTTTAGATGCTTTAGTTGTACCATTGTGTTCTGTTTCAAATTCTACAAATAAATCCTTTATCTGTTCGAATAGTTCATGTGATTTTGCCATAACGTTTCTTTTTTATTGTTTTATGTCCATTAATATTTCTAACATCATCGCCATAATGTTAATTTCCTTATCCACCACAGAGGCATCTTTATATTGAGCATCTGCGATTTTTAGTATAGTGTTACCCACTTTACCATTTGCGTAATCATCTACATTATCATACATGAATCTGTAGAATGGTGTAAAATCTTTTACTTTGGAATCTGCTATAACTTTTCTAATTGATGTGAATATATCTTTTAAATTCCCATCCGATTTAAGTATAGTTAATACTTCATCCATATAGTTTGCCTGAATTGTTGATGTTTTATCAATCTTCAATTCACCTTTAATAACTTGTCGTTGTCCTGCATTTAGAACTCTACGAATATCAGGATATCCACTATTTACTAAGATTGCTAAATCACTCATTTCGTATTTAACTTCTTCAGTATCTAAGATATCTTTCAATCTCATAGCCACCTCTTTTTTAGATGGTGGTGTAATCCCAAATGTTTGACATCTACTCTGAATCGGGTCAATCACTTTTTCTACATAGTTACAAGTTAAAATGAAACGAGTAGATTTAGAGAATGTTTCCATCAGATTACGAAGTGCTGCTTGTGCATTTGGTGTAAGATAATCAGATTCATCTAAGATAATAACTTTCCACTTACGGAAACCCATAGATGATGCGAACCCTCTAATCTTATCCCTAACTGCATCTACTGAGTTTTCATCAGATGCGTTGATGTACATAACATCACAATCAATTTGGTTTGTAATGATTTTAGCCAATGTGGTTTTACCCGTACCAGCTTGTCCATATAAGAGTAGATGAGGTACATCCTCATTCTCTATATAGATTCTTACTTTTTCTAAGATATGTTCATTACCAACATATCCTTCTAATGTATCGGGTCTATACTTCTCAACCCATAATGTGTTTTCTGTATTATTCATTATCTTCCGACTTCTTTTAAATATTTTGATTTCATTTGTTCCCAACTCATACCAATCGCATCTATGTAAAACAGATGTTCTGGTTTTAATCTACCTTCTGAATGTAGTTTGGTGTATCTTTTGATGGCTTTCTTCTTCCACCATCTATTGATATAATCCACACCTTCTTCAAACTTCTTTTTCATAACTAATTGTTCCTCATCTATTTCTGAACGGAGAAATTCAGGCCCATTATCATACATCATAGCGAGATATACACCTCTTTTGAATCCGTGATGATAACTTGATTGTTTGATTCCACATTCTTTGAATATCTGTCCGAGAATCTTTTGTTTGATACCACTTACAGGTCCACTTGCGATTCCCATACTCTTACCATTACGAATTCTTTCATTTGTAATAGCAGTTTCGTACCACTCTGAACGATTCTCTTTTAACCATTGATGCCAAGGTTCGTAATACTTATCATCTGGTTTCAAAGAGATTTTACCAGCGGATTCACCTAAAGTTTTGAAATGAGGTATGCCATTGTATTGAGAATGTATCCCATATAGCGATGTTGTACCAACTGCTATAAGCGTTTGTCCATACTTCTCTTTCCAAAGATTTCTAACCTCTGGTACTGTAGTCATCATAGCGACTAACTTACCACCCAAAAAATTATATCCTAATGGTTGAGTACATACAATTGTCGATGCGATTGTAGTATGATTGAGTTTCCCTTCTTTAAATTTATTATCCTTATTCCAACCAATGTAGTTATCTCTAACCGCCATTGATGTAACATCGGATGCTAGTGAGATTTGTCCTAAGAGTTTACCACTTTTCTTATCCTTAACATTAATCTTAACGTTACGACCTGGATTAGCGGTGAACCCCATAGTATGAATCATTTTTCTGAGATAAGTCCATTTGGTAGAATCCTTAGCATCCTCAACAATCTCAACATATGGTTCTAACTCTTCAATCTCTTTGATAGTTTGTTCCAAATTGTTAATATCTGTTGGCGCCCATTGAGCATCATATAACTCAGCGATTTGAGATTTATTTTTAATCATTGATTCTTCTTGCAACTCAACCCACTTTTTGTAAAGTGTTTGTTCTTCAACGGTCATCTTTGCAAGATAATCCATATTATCAATTAATTCTCTCTTCTGAATATCGAAGTCAAATTCTGGCTTTGCCGGTTCTGTATCCCAAAAATTCATATTATTTAATCTCTACTAAGTAATATTTAGAAGTTATGTTATCAGTTTCAAATTGGATATGTGCTAATCCTTGCGATGAAATCTTTAATGTAGCAGATTTAGAATTTCTGTTAGCGTTTAAGATTTCTTTCAAATACTTAGCTGAGAATGAAATAGGTGCTACATCCCCATCACACTTACAATCCACTTTCATAGAAATTCTATTTGTGTTGATTGTAGAGTAACCTAAGATAATATTACCACTATTATTACTACACTCAAATGTGAATGTATCAGATTCACTCAATGCTCCTTTTGATTTGATAAATTTAGAAGTGAACTCATCATCCAATGTAATTTCAACATTCATTGGTGGAACTGCTTTCAAATCTGGAACTACAGGAATAACAGATAAATCTGCTAACATATAGTTTACAGATGTACCCTTATCAGAAAACTTAATATAAGATTCTGTTGAATCTACATCTACGTTAGATTCTAAAACACCTAAAAGTGCTTTTAGTTGTGATGTTGTATAAACACCAAAATCACCATTTGGGAAATCACCTTCTTTTGAAGTAACCTCACCAAGTAGAGTCTTATCATCTGAGATAAAACTTACTTTCATTTCTGAATCAGAAGATGTAATCTTTACTGATTCTACTTCACCACCGAGATTATATCGGTTAATGAAACTCTCAATACTTGCTTTTTTCATAAGATACTTTTAATTATTAATTTATTATTGTTACAAATATACAAAAACTTTTTCAATTATCCAAATTAAAATCCAAAAAATTGTGATGCTTTTGCTAAATTCGGATTTGGTTTCTCCCAACCCATCGCAGAATAGAAATCATCTAGCTTATTCTCTAACTCTTTTTGCCAAATCAAATCATAATCTATGTGTTGTTCTACCAAATCCAAAATCTGTTTTGGGTCGTTATAACCCGTCAACCCAACGGAATCTAATCCTAATGGATTAGGTTTCAAATATACCCACTTAATCTTATCACCATCTTTCATTGGTTCATATTTGTAAGCTGCTTTGAAATATTTTAATAGTTGATTGTAAGTAAGTGCTGCTTTAACATGCGCTGGTGTTCCTTTCATAAACTCTCCCAATGCTTGATTCTTAAATGTGTACTTACTCATACCTTTAACTGCTGAATTCTTTGCTATATCGATAAAGTTGGTAGTTTTCATCTCATCTTTCTTTTTAAGAATATACTCATCAATTTTATCTTTGTTCTCATCCTTTAGAATATCCATCAATACAGTACTCATCACTTCTTTGAAGTAAGTTGGGAATGATGAACGTTTTACATCCAATCCTTTCACATCCAACTTATCACAATCTACAGTATTATCATTGATAATCCATTGAGCGTATCTTTTCTTAGATACCCAAAATCCACCCTTAGCGATAGTTTCTTGTTTGATATCAAATCTATGTGAATGGATATTGAACATTTTCAATGCCATAGAATCATAAACTTTGTTGATATGTTTCTCAACTTCTTGAGCTACTTCCAAAATAGCAGGAATCATTTGTTCATCTGATGTAACATCAATATTAGGATTCCTAGCTTTTACCAATGGAGCTGCTTCATAGAATACAGAATCAGTATCAACATAAATGTTGTAATCTTTTGTTTCACCAATGTTCTTACTATAATATTGATTAGCAATCATCTCAGTAGTTTTAATTACAGTCTGACCTGTAAGTGTTACTGCTTCTGCGTTATCAACATCATAGAAT